CACTTCGTTTGCTAGAACGCCTCGCGTTGCTCGTCTCAAAGGCGCGGGACGACCGCAATAGGGGGCAAACGCTGCCCCCTTACCCCCTTCGACTTCCCCAAAGGGGAAGCCATGCGGGTCAAGACTGCTGTATATCCGGAGAATCCGGAGCAGCTGGAGCGGTCGGAACAGCTGGAGCGGTCGATTTTTGAGCTTGCAAGGCCTCCAAACGCGCAGCATTCGCACGCGCTAAATCAATCCTATCAAATACGGACATATTTACAGGAAGTCCGAAATCAGAATAAGACATGCCGGCATTGCGAAGCGTATCAGGATTTATAACACCACTTTGCGCACGAGCTACAATGCGCTGAATAGTAGTATTAAAATCTTGCACAACTAGGGTTTTTTGATCCATCTTGCCAACCTGGCAAGACAAATCAACACCATCTAAATACTTTCTACGAATCCACATCACAAAACACTTTGAGGATTAAACGGAAGAGGACGCAAAGCGTCAGCTTTAAAGCCAAAGGTGGCAACAAATGGATGCTTAGAAGCATCAGTAACACCAAAGACGCGGTTTAGCTTAACACGCGCAGCATCGTCTATATAAATGAAGGAATCATTTAAGACGGGCGAAGCACTGGAAAAATCTCGGCCAAGATGCCAAAATGAAAGGGTATCAACCATATCACCGCTAAACTTATCCATTACCTGCTTATATTCGGAATAACGCGGAACATATCCGAAGATCGTACGTGTACCGTCAAGATGATAGTTATCTGAAATATCAAGCTCACTCTGGAAAATAGGTTGTTGACCAAGGTCAGCAAATTCAGGAAAAGCAAAATCAAAACGTTCAGACCGCAAGAACGTACGATTAACACCACCGTAATAAGAGGCATGCGGCGAAAGATAAGCTACACCAATTAAGAAGCCATGTTCTTCTGATGTAAACGTAATATCCTCGAAACCACCAACAGCAAGGCCACGGCCAGCAAGGTCGCCAAGGCGACCATCATCAGTACCAGCAGTAGAAGTGACTTCAGAAACTTGAACAGCAAGAGAACCACCACCGAGATACTCGGGACGTTGAAGGCGAGCATCGGAAGAAGTTACACCAAAGTGAGCAAAAAGTTGTTCGACATAACGACGACCGTAACGCAATCCATTTTCAAGAAAATGCTGGAGACGATAAGCATAACGCAGTTCGTCAACACTAACACCATCGCCGGATTTACTTTCAACATCAAGACCAGAACGAGGAACACCATCAACCAAGACAGAGCCTTTAGAAAGCTTATAGCCATTCACGTCGGTATTACCGACTTGATCAGAGTAAATATTAGGATCAAGACCAGAAGTACTACTAACAGACTGCTCGACAGCTAAAGGAGTAGGAGAAGCAGAAGTAAAGTAATCATTTTCCCAAGCAAGATCAGCAACTGAAAGCATTTCCCTAAGCAAGGACTTATCTTTTAAGTTCTTATCGTTGAGAGTAACCATCTCATCAAAGGGAATAAATTCGGCTACACCATTTTGCGAATTGTACAAGTTCGTAGGATCAATCAAATTATTACGAAAGTACTCGCGAATAATAATATGATAAGCACGGAAAGGAAGTTGTGAAACGCGGCATTCTTCCGCAGTTTTAGGAAGAGGAAAACCGAAGTAATCCATCAAAGAACCTCGAGCACCGTACTTGGTTCTAAGTAGGTCATTACCTTGACCAGTTTGACCATCAAAAACAAAAGAAGGAACAACGAGATTATTGGAAGGGTCAGAAGATGAACCAGCAGCCTCGGCACGGCCTTGAGAAATAAAGGATTCCCACTGGTGCCAAATCAGACGATTAGGTACGAAAAAAAATCTTACCTTAAGGTCAAGTTTATGCATCATGGGCGAAAGTAGAGGCATTGTGCGTAAAAAAGCACTTGTAGAAATATGCCATTTATCACCTGGGAGAACCTCCTGAAGAAACACAGGAGCAATCTTGCCAAAAGCAAGAGAGGTTTTGTGCTCGTGAGACATATCGAAAGAAGACATTTCGACAGTAGGACGAGAACTAACACGATTGAGTAGATCGAAGAACTTCATTACTTTAATCCTTGTTTACGGAGTCTGTATTTTCGGGCTGCTGAAGCGGATCCTTCTCTGAAGGTACTAATTTCCCGACAATAGGGATCAACTCCAAGAGAACGGAGAGAATTTTGTAAATTGTTTTTAGAGCTTTCATAAAACTTTTGGGCGTTCAATTTAATAGCATAGTAAGTATAATTAGAAATATAGCCACCATCACGAAGAGCAACTAAATAACTATTAGGGATCTTGTAAGACTTACCAGCTATAAAAAAAATAGGTTGTTGGGTTTGTGATATATATTTAGCTACATCAGCATACATGCAAGAACCGATACCATTACTAAAAAGGGCGAAAGGCTTTTCTTCCTCAGAAGCAAAATCAGTCTCATAATAATACTGTGTAATGTACTCAACTACGTAACGTATAGAAGCCTCAGTAACTGAACCAACATCCACATTACCAAGATTCCAAGAAATAGGTATCTGGTCGAGAGAGTCAGGATCATTAGGAAATCCATACAGTAGTAAATGATAGTGTGGGCGGCCGAATGTATCACCATATTCAGCGGCAACATGATATTTTATTTTTGCATCGGGGTGGGATTTAGATAACCATTTACGAAGACGTTTCAAAAAGAGCTGAACATCTCTTTTACTAAAGCAGGGAGAAGTACCGGAGAACGGAAGATTTACATCATTGTAGGTAAGAGTCACAAAATGTGCGCTAGATGTACAATTAAGCTCGCAAAGATGGCGGAAAACCCAGCCATTACAACGCATGCGCATACAACCATAACAACGACCACAAGGCACGTCAATAAAGCGCGAAAAACCATTAAGAAGATCCTGAATATATTTTGCACTACCTTTTGTTTTACTCTTCCTGCGCTCAATAGCAGCAGGGTCTTTATTATTAAACAGGGGATTTTTTAGCCGTACAGGAGAAATACAAGGCATACTACGTGAATTTTACACCACCACGACCATAGTCGTAACCGCGGCCAGTTTTGGTGGGTTTCGGTTTAGAAGGAGGGACTTGGTTCATAACTGAAAATCATTAACAACGCAAAGATAATCATTTATTCCAAGGGAGCAAAGAAGCAGCACGATTTTTTACCTCATCGACGATTTTAGAACCGATAGAATCAGAATCACCAAAGATGTAACGAAACATCTGAACTAGAGCTTGATCCCAAGACATTTTATTTGCCGAAATCATTGAAGCCTTTGCAGAGATACGACGCGTCTCGGCTTCAAACTGAGCAAGGCCCATTTGTATATCTGCCAAACGGCCTTGCCTTACAGCAAGTTTAGTATTAGCCATAATCTGGGAAAGTTCATACATTTGACGTTTGTCTACCCATTTATTTAGCATAGCTTGTGCCGTGATTTCGTACGACGTTTTTAGCGCTTGTTGCTTTTGTGCGTCGGTCTGCGCCTCCTTCAAAAGAGCATCTATCTTACCTATAGCCGTATCTTGCTCAGTTTTGGAAACTTGCGCACCAGTTAAAGCGCTTTGCGCCTCAGCAAGTGCCATTCGAGAGGACATAGTAGCAGCATCAAAGTTGTTTGTTAACTCTTGACCTTGCGTATTAGCTTCGATAGAACTAACATTAGCATCAGCTAGTTTAGTCTCATTGCGTAGCTTAATAATGGCCATAGCATTTGCAAGAGCAGTATTAAACGTATTAGAGACAGAATCGCCAATGCCAGCATAATAATTTGGTTGTGCTACTTGAGAAGGCGTACTAGCTTGCGGAACACTTGGGCTAGCACTTTCAAGCGTAGAACCACCATTGCTATAAACAAGATAAGGATTTAGGCCAGCAGCTTCCAAACGCTCCATCTGGTGGGTAGGATCATTATAGATGTTTGCTTCATCGCGCATAGTACGCTGGCGCTCGTAAGCAATATTAGCGGCACGATCAGAATAATCATACTGCATGCGCATAAGCCGCTCGTTATTACTCATAGTCGCCTCAGCGCCTTTTTTATTAATTAGAGTGCCTGCAATACTGCCAGCGGCAGCAATACCAGCAGCAGCTATCAAAGGTAATGGCATTTGCTTTTTATTATTGGTGTCATCCAATCATATAATATCAAGATAGGTGTATGATTGGAAATGCGCGCACGCACGCGAAACGCGCGCACGCACGCACTGGTTAGAAATTTAGTTTTTAAGGGGGTCGTTCGTCCCACTCACTCCGTTAAGCAAATAGGGTCGCGCACTTCGTTTGCTAGAACGCCTCGCGTTGCTCGTCTCAAAGGCGCGGGACGACCGCAATAGGGGGCAAACGCTGCCCCCTTACCCCCTTCGACTTCCCC